CTAGGCGGTCCAGGCGTGCCGTCTATCTTCGCGTAATGTTTCACGTTCGGTCACGGTGAGTGTGCGGAGTCGTACTTTCAGGCCGTGGGGCGGAACGAATAACCTCTCGGCGGCTATCGCACAGTCATCTGTCTCGGACATCGCCTGTCGTAGTTTCGTGAATGGAATACATCTACGGGCTGCGATGCTGTCTACGATGCGTTCTTCTGCCGCTGTCAGGTGTTTCGGTACGGGGCCGCGTTCTACGTGTACGAGTTCGTGTGTGAGGTGGAATCTTCGGCCCCATGCGTCCAGGTGTGGGGCCAGCCAGATTGTGGTGCGGTAGTCGGTGTACCCGGCTATGCCAGGTGGCAATTTCGTGCTGCAACAGATGGTGAGGTGAGGGTAGTTCTCCCCGGCGTGCATCCAGGGGTTCCATTCGTTGATTCTTCCGCCCACAGTTCCTCCCATGGCGACCTTTGTAGCGCACGGCACCGACAGAAACCGTCTCTGACCTGGAGTTACATCCGTGTCATTTCTATTTGGGCTTTTCAGGCAGTGTCGTCGCTGTCGTCGGGCTGGCTGGCTGCTAGATTTTCGAGATTATCGGGGAGGGGGACTTCGGTTCCCCAGTGGGGGAGGCGGATTACGGTTGCGGTCGCTGGTTGTTCTCTATCGAGGTAGCTGGTCGCTGACCGCATCGCCTCTCTATCTTGGTAGCCCAGCTCTACCAGAGCGACCATGACGGCGGTCTCGTTGAGGCCTAGGTTTCTGAGAGCTTCCTGTACGCGCTCGACGGGTATCGAGTCGGTGTCACGGAGCTTGGCGTAATGGTTCCGGTCGTAGGACATGGCATCTGCCACCTCTTTTACGGTAACGCGGCGTTGAAGCCTGTCCGAAAGATAGAACTCGATTCGTTTCCTCATGGGGATCAGGGTAGCGACACGCCCAGCCGACTGCAAGAAAAAGACAGCATTCTGCCCACTTCCTTATGCATGCCGAGCAGCGCAGACAGCCGTCTTTGGACAGCTAACCGCTGTCTAAATACCGCACTATGCTTGCCGGTGACCGCGTGACGCCCATAAGCTCTCGAACCGTGAGAACGTCACCGACAACCACATGGGCACTGACGCCCATCCATGAACACATCTCAGATGCCAAGCAGCGCAAAGGGATTCAGTCGGATTCCCAGCTTGCGACTGTTGCGGGCATCGACAGGAACACTCTTGGGCGTGTGTTGTCGGGCAAAGCACGTGCTTCGGATCGGACGGTTGCCGCGCTGGCGTCAGCGTTGGGTTGCCACCCGAACCAGTTGTTTGCATGGACACCAGCCCACACCACGGGCGCACTACAGCGGAGGTCTGCCTGATGAGCTGTTCGTTCCAAACGGAACTTGACCGTGCAGCACTTGAGCTGCTGTTTGACGAGGCCAAGCAGAAACTTGAGCGGGTCAGGGATTTCGCGGTGACACTGGCCGAATCCGGAGATGCAGTGCTGTCCTTGACGGCGCTGGCGTTGGCCAACATTCTCAACCATGAAGAACCAGTTCCCTATGAATTGAGTGAAATGGTTTCCGAATGTCGGACATCAGGTGAGATAATAAGAACATAAGTCGCGTAACGCGGCTTTCAGCTCACCGAACTACAGACTTAATAGCTGACTATACGAAGTATCCCCGTTGTCGGGGCACCTGTGTTGCGTGTCCAGGTGGTTGTGCGTTTCGCCAACAAGTGAGGTCAGCACTGAATATGTGTGCATTAATGCACGAAAACGACGGATGTACGGGAGCCGGTCAATTCCGGTGTCACCACACCCACCCCGTTTCAGGGGTGGAGGTAGATATGCCGTTTTCGTGCGGAGCGCGTGAGGCTGGATTCATAGCCTCCGGCCAGCCACGGTAGCCAAAAGAGAAGGTTTAGCCTGCTCTGCCGTATCACAGGCCGCCAGGTTCGATTCCTGGACGTGCGCGAGCCGACAAAGTAGAGCGCACCGAGTGACGAGGTTTTCACTGTTTTTCCTCGTCTGCGGATTTTTGGGTGAGGGGTCCGGATCAGGTTGCGCTCCTTTGTCGGCCAAAACCAACTCCTTCCTCCCATTTCACACACCGAGAGGGGCCGAAACTATGGCTATCAATCTGGGTTGCCCGCGCGGGCCACGACTGCGGGAACTGTCGTTGCAGCAAGAAAAACTACTCGACGCCTGGTTGACCATGGCGATGGTTTCACGCCCGAGCGCACGAGACGCAATGCCTACAGAGTTCACGCGGGCGCTGGGCACACTTGCTCGGCGAAGGGGAATCAAATTCACCTTTGATGGACGTCCTGGCTCCCACGCCATCGATGTCATGTTGGACCGTGGGGTACCGGGCTGCACGGTCGGTGGTCGCCGGAAAGTGCTTGTCACCGGCAAGCCGGAGTTGCCTGGTCGTCGCGTCGAGCCGTGGAATGTTCACGGGCGGGTGTAGCGCCGATGCAAATCAGCGACTTTACGTTCACCAAACACGCACTCGAACGCATCCTCGATATGCAGGTTGACGCCGAAACCGTGCGGGCGGCATTGCTTGAGCCAGAGTACGTCCATCCATCGCCTACGTATCGGCACACGGATTTGTACGACTACCAGGACATCACTTTGTCGGTTGACCGTGCGGTCCGGGAAGTCATCACAGTGCTGTGGCGATGGCAAGAGGGTTGGGAGAGCGATCTTGCGCGCGGTGGGTATCACCGCAGATCTGCCGATGGTGGAAAGAACTTGCGCCGCAAGGCGGCAAGCGTTTAAGGGAGGGGACCTCAGTATGTATTCGTTTGTATGCCCGCTGAACTGCGGTGCGTCCTATCGCGATGAGTGGCAGTTGCATCTCCACTGCCATAGCCACGAAAAGAAGCGCTGGTTGCCGTTCAACTACAACAAGTTCGGCGAGATCATGTCTTTCAAGGAGCGTCATGGTCCCCGAGCCTAAGAAGCTGATGCTGGCCGGTGACTGGCATGGCAACGCCATGTGGGCGGTCAAGGCGATTCACCACGCCAAACGCAACGGCGCGGACACCATTCTCCAGCTTGGGGACTTCGGGTACTGGCGAGACGGCATAGAAGGTCTGGACACCCGCAAGTACCTCCGGGTCATGCACCGCGCTCTTGAGGAATGCGACATCGACCTGTACTGGATCGACGGCAATCACGAGGATCATTCGTGCATCGAAAACATGCCGGGTGCAACGGCGTTGACGCTGGACGGGTATCCGCGTATTGCGCATCTGCCGCGCGGGTTCCGCTGGGACTGGTGGGGCAAGACGTGGATGGCTCTCGGTGGGGCGTACTCAGTCGATAAGCCATGGCGATACGAAGGTGTCTCGTGGTGGCCGGGTGAGACCCTGACTGACGAGCAGATCGAGTATGCGTCGCGACCCGGCAAGGTCGATGTGATTGTTGCCCACGATGCCCCGTTCGGTGTGGACATTCCGGGTATCGGGACTGCGACCAAGGGCGGCGATTTCCCGGTGGATCAGTTGATGGCAAGTGAGGAACATCGCCGGAGAGTCGGCCGGGTCGTTGACGCGGTTAACCCGTCACTGTTCTTTCACGGTCATTACCACGTCCGTTACCAGAACTGGTACGGAGAGCGCCGCACCTTTGTCACCGGATTGGACCGTGACGAAACAACGCTTGATTCAAACACTCTATTCATGGAACGAAAGGTCGGGGCAGATGGCGGAATCAGTTGAGCTTCCGGAACCTAGTGGGGTCGTTGTCCGGAATGGAGACCGGCTACAGGTAGGAGACCATACCTACAACCCGTACTACATAGAAGATGAAATTAAGCGGTGCTTGGAGTACGTATCCGATGGTTTGGCAATGAAACGATTCTTGGCTGATGAACTTGACGAGCTGATAGACCGCGCTCGCGCACACGCGCATTCGCTTTTCCCGATCGCGCACGGTCGCAATATCGCTGACATGAATCCGAATGCCCAAGGTTACTACCGTGCAATGGTGAGGTTCATTCAAGATGAAAGCAAGTGAGAAATGGGTGGAACGCACAATGCTGACCGAGATAATCGGCCAGATTGACACCCAGATCAAAACGCTAGTCGATCAACGCGCAGCGGTGTGTCAAGAGATCGCCGAACTCGGATTCCAGCCACCACTTAGGACGGTTTGATGCGACTCATGCTGCTACTGGCTGTTTTGGGCATTATCGCATTGGTCGCCTATTCCGTGTGGGTGACGATGAGCCGCGACATGTGGAAGCGGAAAGTCAAAGGGTTGGACGACCCGGTGTTATGGCTTCCGCGTTCCGAGCGTCAAGAACACGCCAGAAAACTGCTCGCACGTGAACAAGAGCAGTACGACATGCAACGTCAAGAACAAATCAACGATTCACTCAACGACTATATGAAGGGTCTCAACTACCGATGAATTCCAAGCTCGCTGTATTCGGCATGACCGCTGCGGCTGCCATCACCATGTCGGCCTGCACCATGGCGCAGGTCCCTGCCGGTCAAACCGCCGTCATCGTGGATGACTACGTGATGATCCCGACCGATCCCAAGGTGCTGGAGTGCCGACAGGCGGAAACCTCCAAGACCTACGGCGGCGCGGTCAACGTGTACCGCTACCCGGCCCGCCAGATCAGTTGGGACGCGACCGGAGTCCAGGGCTCTGAGCACGCACCGTACGTGGTGGTGTCGAGTGCTGAGGCCCCGGCAGAGTTGAAGGTGCCCGTCGTCGTGACGATGGACCTCACTACCGATTGCGACAAGCTGTCTCAGTTCCACCGCGACTTCGGTACGAAGTATCAGGGCTGGCTCAAGGATGACGGCAGCCAGTCGGATGGCTGGGTGCAGTTGGTGAATTACGTTGTCGGCCAGCCGCTTGAGCAGACCCTTACCCAGGTGGCGCAGAAGTACACGTGGCGTCAGATCTGGAACGACGAGAAGGTGCGCGTGGAGTTCCAGAACGCGCTCAAGGCCAACCTGCCGAATGCGTCCAAGGCGCGCACGGATGGCCAGGAGTACTTCACGAACTTTCAGGTGACTGTGTTGAAGCCGGAGCCGGTTGATTCCAATCTCAAGTCTGCGATCAACAAGGAGCAGTCCAGCGTGGCTGAGGCCAACGCCAAGAAGGCTGCCGCCGACGCGGAGGTGAAGGCTGCCCAGTCACAGACCGAGGTGGCGCGTCAGCAGGCGTTGCAGAAGCAGGCCGAGATTGCAGGTTTCCCCGACATTGAGTCGTACCTGCGCGCGCAGTTGATCGGTCAGGGCGGGAACCCGTACCAGCCGACTTACGTTGTGCCGCAGCAGATGGGGCCGCGTTGATACGCACACTGGTAGTGGCAGTGGTCGTCGCCGGGTCGGTTATCGGCCTGGCGGCGTGCCAGCCGCGCGACTGCCGCAATTCCGCGTCTGCGGACGCTGCTCTGAGCAAGCCTGGTGACGGTGGTCATGGTGGAGGTCATGGCGGTAAGGGCGGTTCGGGTAGTCGCGGTGGCTCGGGTCCGCGCCCGCCAATGCCGTTCGTGGGTGGCGGAGGCGGTAATCGCTGTGACAAGAGGTAAGCGCGCGATGGCGTTGGTGGCCGGTGGCGTTATCGCTGCCGGTCTTACCGGCTCGCTCGTCGGGTGTGATACCGAACAGCTTCCGAGCACAACCGAAAAACGTTCGAGTACAACCGATCCTGAGTTAGCGGTGGCACATGTCAACGTGGACGGAGTGACGCGGACGTGCGTCGTCTACCGGTCGTACCAAAAGGGTGGGCTGTCCTGCGATTGGAGCAACAAATGAGCAAGAACAAAATTCCGGCTATCCCCGGACTGAAACGAGCGCTACACCGCGCGATTACCCTTCCCTTCTCAACGAAGATCACGGGCCGCAACCTGGGCGCAGTCACGCAGATCGCATCGAAACTCGCTGAGGCAACGGAGAAGTCAGTAACGGTCAAGGTGAAGTTCAAGGGCGACGGCACTCTTGAGTACGTCTACGTGAACCGCGCGAAGATGCAGCCAGGGTCATACCTTCTGCTGTCCGCGCAGAGCAACGCGCTCGTCAACCAGCCTGCGGGAACGTTCGAGAAACACTTTCAGGAGCATGAACTGCTATGACAACTTTCATTCAGGAGTTGCAGCGCGGCAACAACATTGGCCGCACCGCGAACGGCGCGGTAACGAACAAGTCGAGCCTTGATCCCGTCGTGGACTTCTTTAGCGCGGCGGGTGCCATGCGCGGCAAGGAGAAGCAGGCCGCTGAGCTGTTCGAGAAGGCGTTCCGATTCGATCGGCAGTCAGCAGTTCGCACCCTGTTCTATCTGCGCGATGTGCGCGGCGGGCAGGGCGAGCGCAGTGTCTTCCGCGAGTGCTACCGCAGCCTCGCAATAATGGACGCGGCGCTGGCTGAGAAGCTGTTGATCCACGTCCCCGAGTACGGGCGCTGGGATGACATCTTTTACGACGGCGCGAACGTCACCGAGGGCATGGCTTACCTGATCGCGAATCAGCTTGAGGAAGATGCGGTAAACGCGAACGCCGGTAAGGCGATGTCGCTGCTCGCGAAGTGGCTTCCTTCGGATTCGGTCAAGAGCGCGGAGCGCCGGAAGTTGCAGATCAACCTCCGGAAGCGTCTCGGCTTGGATCAGCGCACGTACCGAAAGCTGTTGTCCGCGCTGCGTGACCGGCTTGGCCTGCTTGAAACGGACATGTCGCGGAAGCGTTGGGACAAGATCGACTTCTCCAAGCTGCCGGGGCAGGCGCACCGACGCCACGTAAAGGCATTCTGGCGCAACACGGATGGCCGCTACGCGAAGTATCTGGAGTCTCTGGAGCGCGGCGAAGTCAAGGCCAACACGTCCACGCTGTACCCGTACGAGCTGTACGACATGGCGCAGCGGAGCAGCGAGGCGAGCGCGGCCAACGCGTTGTGGAAGAACCTGCCGGACTACACGCGCGGGAACGACGCCATCGTGATGGCTGACGTGTCCGGCTCGATGTGGGGACGACCGCTGTCCGTGTCGGTGTCGCTGGCACTATATTTCGCGGAGCGCAACAAGGGTCCGTTCAAGGGCTACTTCATGACGTTCTCCGAGAAGCCAGAGCTTGTGACGGTCACGGGGCGCAGCCTGGCCGACAAGCTGTCGAACATTCAGCAGTCATCGTGGGGCTACAACACGAACATCGTTGCGGCACTGGATGCAATCTTGCAGGCCGGTATCCGCTCGGGAAGCGTCCCCAAGACGCTCTATATCGTGTCCGACATGGAGTTTGATCAGGCGGCACCGCTTGGTCGCAGCCACAGTTGGTCCACGGTGTTCGAGGCCGCGAAGGCAGAATATGCCCGCCATGGGCTGTATCTGCCGCATATCGTGTTCTGGAACGTCAACGGGCGCATCGGTAACCAGCCCGCGATTGCCCACGACGGCAATGTGACGTTGGTGTCGGGGTTCTCGCCTACGACGTTCAGCCAGGCCGTGGAGGGTAAGACTCCGCGCGAGCTGGTGGATTCGGTGGTGAACGGCCCTCGGTACGAGCGGATCGTTGTATGACGATCCTGGGACTGTTCGGGGCGCTTGGTCTCCTATGTGTAGGGGTCCTGGTGGTTTCCGTGTTGGGCTATTTCGTGATGGGCATAGCGGTCAAGATCATTGACTGGCTCGATGATCGACTGAATTTGTTGTGACAACGGGTTGGGACTGTCGTCCCCTCGGTGTTACGGTAAAGATGGTTGTGGACGCATACAGCAACTAAACATACTTTCAATTTGGTGAAAATATAATGCGTCCAGTGTGGACCTTTACAGCAACTAAACGATTGCATAGTAAAGCCGGAGGTACGGGTTCGAGTCCCGTCGCCCGCCGTGAAGGTTGGCGTAGCTCAAGGGTAGAGCGCTGTTATCAAACCAAGGGTCCAGTAAATATGCGGTTGAGGACATAAGCAGCAACCAAACACAATTGATTGCATTCAATATCAAAAATGTGTGTCCTGTTTAGCCGCGTTTGAGCCGACCAGCCTCGGGGGTGCTGGTCGGCTTTTCTCGTATCTACTCACCTATGAGGGAGAATCATGCCTGAACTCAATGTGGAGCGTTTGAAGGCGATCCGCAATCTGATCAAGACCGAGCCGACGAAGCATAACCAGGGCGCCTGGGCCGAGTTTCTGAAATCAGATATCCCCGCGCTTGAGCCTGATCAGAAATTTGTCGAGGTTGAGTGTGGCACTGCGGCGTGCGTCGCTGGCTGGGCGTGCCAACTCGCTGGCGACAAGTTCTTGGTTCGCGGTTTTGACCTGAAATACATGGACGGCGATAAGGTCTATAGCGAATTTTCCATCGATAGGGATGGTGGAGAGCATCTAATTTACGATCGTGCCAGCGAACTGCTCGGCTTGAATTCCAAGCAAGCCGATGTGCTCTTCCATGAAAACTGGTCAAGCAAGCAGGTCTTGAAGATCCTCAAGTCACTCATCAAGGACGGCGTAATCCCGTTGAAGTACGTGATGAAGTACCGGGAATGGTTGGACGGCGAATGAGCGAGGAAACCGAGAAATGGGTTCCCATCCCTGGCCGCGCGGAACGACGCCGTGTCGCTCGCCGCGTCGGGAAGGTCAAGCCAGAGCGGAGCCGCATACGGCGGAAAGCGCGTAAGCGGCGCACGGGAGGCGTGAAATGACGGTCCTGCTGGACCCCGCTGGCACCTCGCGTAGGTCGAGGGATGGTGTGTACGCCTTGTGTATTGCGGAGGCCGTGAACGCTGTCACCGCACGGTGGATGCTGTCGAAGCCTGACGGCGCAAGCTACTGGGCAGTGGACGGCTCTGTCGCTGACTGGGAGGTGGTGTACAAGCCACCCGTTCCTGTCGGAAAGCTCTACTACCGGACGACAACTGACGGCGCGTTCGCGGTGGTGTTACAGACCCGCAGGGGTCAGCTTTGGGTTGGTGCGAGCGGCCATTCGTTTATTGCCAGCGCCGAGGCCGACGCGCCACTTGACGACGAGGACGGCGCGTGGACTTCGGTGCAGCTCGGGGGAGTCGATGGCACAATCACAGATTCACGCGGAGACTAGCGCACGCCACTTTGGCGGAAAGCCCGACGACTACATAGCGATCCACGAATGGATCGACCAATTTAAGAGCGTCGTGGGTGACGTGTCGCATCGCCAGTACCTCCACAACTCCAGAGGCCCGTGGATGGCCCAGGAAGTGTTTGGCCGGTATATCGAGAATTCGGACGGCAAGAAGGTCCTTGTCCGAGAGATCGCGGAGAACCATGTTGTGGAGGATTTGGGCTGGATTCCTTCTCCGGCTGACTGGTCGGCCTGTCTGACGTGCAAGGTGTGGATGGGCGGCAAACGTAACAAATTCATTGGGCGAGAAGAGCTTTTGCAGCAGGCTTTGCCTCACCCGAACAAAAGCAGGGGGAATGATGACTGATGGCTTTCTGGGCCATGGGATTACCGGCAACATCGCGTACTACGGACGGCGACAGAGCGAGCAGCACGACCCGGCAGAGCTAGTCGCCGCACTCGATGCCCTGTTCGCCTTTCCTGAGGTGGTGTCGGTTCGGTGGACGCAGTACACGCCGTACTTCAACGACGGCGACGCCTGCACGTTCAGTGTTCACGAGGCCCGCACGAAGCTGGTTGATACCGATGAGGATGCGGGCGACTACGAGGATGGGTTCATTAGCTCGTCGGGCGACTGGCCTTCCGACTATTTCGAGACTCATTCGTACGGTGAGTGGTTCCGCGATCCAAGCACTGGACGGTCAGCGCGAGTGTATCCGGCAGGCAAGTCTCCGGTGGACTACGACGACCGGGAACTATTCGTCAACGGCGTGGTCCGCAAGGACATTCAGGCCGCGATGCAGGACGTCGAGTCGGCGGTTGAAGGCGGGCATCACGAAGCGATCCTGCATGAGAAGTTCGGCGACCCGGCAGAAGTGACCGTTGTCCGCGAGGGCGACAGCTACAAGTTCGATGTCGAGCACTACGACCACGACTAACTGAAACTGCCGTGGGGGCGGCGTAACGATTGACTGACTATCAAGTAAAACGAGACTATTGGGACAGGCCAATCGTTATGCCCCCCGACGCGGGACCGCTCACGGGGGAATGGCGAGAAGGCAAGGGGCGCGATGGAAAACACAAACGGTGGTGGTACTCCAAGGACGGCAAGGGCTACAGTCGCGCGTCCGGCGCGGGTAAGGGACTCGACACCAAAGAGAACCTTATCGAGTGGGCGTGCTGTCAGGCTGCGGTCGGAATCCTTCTCGACAACTCGGCGCGTTCTGAGGTCGCAACCCTCATCAACGAGTATGACGCAGATCCTTGGTACAAGGGTGACGACGGCGGAACACGATCCGGCAAGGACCGGCTCAAGTCGGCGGTCGAGCAGGCCCGGAACACTGCCGGTCAACACACTGCTTCTTCTGCTGGCACTGAGTTTCATAAGTTGGGCGAGCTACACAATCAGGGCAAGGTCCCGCGCATCGTCCAAGAGCAGTGGGTAGACAAGTTCGAGCAGTACAAGCAAGCGGTTGAACCTATCCGTTTCTTGGCGCAAGAGCTGTTGCTAGTCAACGACATTCTGGAATTGGCCGGTTCGGTCGATTACCTGATGGAGTTGCCTGCCGGTCTCACGACGCCAGACGGCACTTACCACCCGGAGAAATTCGTGTGTGTGGGCGACCTCAAGACTGGTCGCTGGGACTCAAAACGTCCGATGAGTGTTACGTGCCAGTTGGCGGCTTACGGGACCGGGAAACGCTACGACCAAGAGACGAATACCCGCACCGAGTTGCATGAGCGCATCAACACGGATTGGGGTGTGATGGTGCACTTTCCGATCATGAACGATGCCGCAGAGGTGCGGTTCTACTGGATCGATCTGCAATTGGGGTTGCGTGCAGCAAAGATCGGCAAACAAGTCGAAGATGTGCGTAAGTGGTTTTCGCGCAAGGAATCTGATCCGAAGGAATTGGTCTTACGTGACCATGCCTGGTGATCCGAAGGGGAGAAAATGACGACAGCGACGACGACGCGGCGTCGAACGGCGAAGAAGGCCGCTGATCCGGAGGACGATCCGTCCGAGCCGGAAGCCAAGGAGGCGGAAGCGCCACCACTCAATTGGCCGTTACCGACTGTGTTCCATGCCTGGAACGCGGTCATGAACGACGTGCAGTCCATCGGTAAGGAATCGCGCAACGCACAGCAGAACTTCAACTTCCGTGGCATTGACGCGGTGTTGGATGCTGTTGGCCCGGTACTGCGCAAGCACGGTGTGGCGGTGGTGCCCACCGCATTCGAGCACGAGGCAGAGCGGTACACCACGAAGAGTGGCGGGCAGATGCTTAACCGCGTAGTGCAGGTCACCTACACCGTGTACGGGCCGCAAGGGGATTCATTCACCGGCAGCGTGTTCGGTGAGGCGGCCGACTCCGGCGACAAGGCGATGTCCAAGGCGCATTCTGTTGCGCTGCGTACGTTCCTGTTGCAGGCGTTGACCATTCCGACGGGTGATCCTGAGCCGGATGCGAGTTCACATGAGCGCGCGACTCCGGCGACAGCGGCACGCGCTGAGGGCAAGCCGGTCCAGCACCAGCTGCCTCCCGAGAACGCCGAGTCCAAGCAGGAGCGCGAGGACTTGAAGGCAGTCGCGACGGAGAACGGCTGGGATCTGGGTGCGGTCGCGAAGGCATTCGAGAAGGGCAGTGCGGGCAAGCAGTTGCGTGAGGCATCGCCCGACGAGGTGATCGCGTTCACGAACAGCCTTGTGGGCGGGCTTGTGTCTGGATTCAAGACGAAATGAGCACGTTCGGTGCCCTGGTGGGGTCATTGGCCACCTCACCAGGGCTGACGCTGCCTTGCGAGGAATGCACTGACCGGACCGCAATGTTCGCGGTGGGCCATTTCGATCATTGGCTGGTGTGTGAGCCGTGCCTTGATTGGGGAGATAAGCGGCGCTGGTGGAATGCGCTACCAGTACAGAGGATTTGAGCGAGCGGGGGGACATTGAGTGACTGGAATCCGGTCTCGGTAGAACAAACGATCAACGAAACGGTCAACGAGATTGCGCGGGGCGTCAACAAGGCGTCGAGCGCCTACGACGCCTACCTGACGGCAGACCGTGAGTTCGATTTGGCGTACGCGCGGGCGTACATGCGGTGTGACGGCCCTGCGCACGCGAAGAAATATCAAGCCGAACTGGACACGGAAACCGAACGTATCGCACGCGATGCGGCAGATGTGGCGTACAGGCTGGCCGACAAGACGAACAAGGCGTTGGAGCAGAAGCTAGACGCGATCCGGTCTATCGGCGTATCAGTGCGCCAGGCGTACCAGGTTGCAGGAAGGGGAGAATGGTGAGTTTGGATATGCCCGCAGCCCCGGATGGGCATCACTGGACGGTTGTGCTGCACGACAAGGAAGTTGAAGTGCAGTTGATCCGGACCGAAGACATGACGCGTGCCGCGCACGAGTATGTGGAGTACGTGATCATGGGCCGACAGTATGACGCGCCACGCGCAGTTGTCCGTGGTGCGAACATCATTGCGCACCGCGCAACCATGGCACAGCGCGTGTTCGATGAGTTGGGCGTCATCGCGACCATGCGGTGAACGAGAAACAGTGCCGCCGAACCGTATATGACCGCTCGGAAGGCTTCTGTGAACGCTGTTGCCGCCCGCACACTAGCTGGCGACCGCTCACCATGCACCACCGGCTGAAACGCGGCCAGGGCGGCGTCTGGAGCCCGGAGAACATCGTCGCGGTGTGTGGCGACGGCGTAACCGGATGTCACGGACTGTTCGAGCACTACCCCGATAAGGCGGCGTCGCTGGGCTGGCACGTCCGGCTATGGCTGAACCCTGCTGAGGTGCCGCTGCTATGGCGCGGCTCTACATGGGTGCTTCTAACCCCGGAAGGAACCGTTACGAATGTGGAAGAAGGCACTAGCGGTACTGGCTAGCTGCGTGCTCCTGGCCGGGTGCTCGCAAATCAAGTACGGCACCGTGACCGACAAGAGCTACCACCCGGCGTGGACTCAGTACAACACCACGACCCAATGCAGCGGGACTCCACCAAGCCGGGTCTGCGTACCGATTGTGACGCCGACGTACTGGCCGGAGTCTTACCAACTGCGGCTCAAGAACGACCGCGACGAGGGCTGGCGTTCTGTGACTCGCGAGGAATACGACCGCTACAAAGTGGGTGCCAAGTACCCGTGAGCGACAACGGCAGAATCCATCGGAAGTTCTGGGATCACGACAAAGCGAAGGCAGCCGGGAACGCTGCGCTCGGACTGTGGGCGCGCGCGAACTCCTGGTGCCGTGATCACCGCAAGGCCGGGTACGTGCCCGCGCCGGACGCGTTGGAAATGGGCACACAGGACGAGATTGACGCCCTGGTCAAGGCCCGTCTGTGGGTTAAGACTCAGCACGGCTACAGGTTCCACGATTACGAGCACTGGAACGACGACGTGGAAGCGGACAGTATCGCGGGCGACATGGTGCGCGAGGCTGTACCGGCGTCCCACCCGTCTGCAATCCGGAAGCAGCTCGTGCGTCAGGCGACCACGCTGCTCGCTGAGGGCATTGACCGCGACATCGTGAAACGCGCGCTCGGGTTGTGGTGTGCCAAGGATCTATCGCCGTCGCTGCTGCCGAACCTGGCCTCTGAGGCGATGAAGGAGGCGCAGCGGTCGCAGAACGTGATGAACGTGCTTCGCGATTGCTGGCGGTCCGGAAAGGTGTCTCCGCTCAAACAGTTTGGTTTCGTGTTCACCTTGCCGGACATTCCCGATGACGTTGACCGCGATGCGTTCATTCACCAGGCCAAACGGGATTGGATGCTGGGCATTCGAGAGAGGATTAAGTGACCGACGACTACGGTCCACAACCCCCAAATGATGTTGCCGCCGAACAGTCAGTACTAGGTGGAATGCTCCTGTCCAAGGCGGTGATACCCGATGTGGTGGAGCGAATGTCGGCGGAAGACTTCTACCGACCTAACCATTCGACGGTGTTCCGAACCATCGTTGACGTGTGGATGCGCGGCGATGAGGTTGACGCTGTAACGGTGGCCGCAGAGCTGGACAAGCAAGGGTTACTGCGCAAGGTTGGTGGTGCACCGTATCTACATACCTTGATTTCGACCGTGCCGACTGCGGCGAATGCTGGACACTACGCGAACATCGTTGTGTCCAAGGCGAAGCTGCGAAAGATGGGGGAGCTTGGGGTCCGGCTGCAACAGCTCGCGTCAAACGACCTTAGGACCGAAGACGCGGAGGCGGCGCTTGCGCAGGGCGAGAAGTGGTTTCGGGAACTGCACAAGTCAGATGAACGGGCGATCGGATTCGATGATCTGGTAGAGAACTTTCGGGAATCGCTGAATTCCGACTCGGTTCCAGCCATCCCCACACCTTGGGATGCCCTGAACGACAGGCTTATTGGTGGGTTGCAGCGCGGAAGGTTATACACCGTGGGGGCAAGGCCCGGAGTCGGTAAGAGCGTCGCCCTGTTGAACATGGCAGCGTTTGCCGCGCACTGGGATTACAAGACGGCGGTCTTCTCACTCGAAATGAGTGCCGCTGAGGTCACCACACGGTTGATTGCGCAGGGGGCGCGGGTCAATCAAACCCGGCTCATCAAGAAGCAGATCGACTTGGAGATGTCCGACAGGATCGAGCGGTACGCCAAGGAGAACGAGGGCGTGTCCTTGCAGGTAATCGACAGGGAGACAATCACAGTCGAGCAGATCATTGCCCACTGTCGCGCTGCCGGACCGTTCGACGTAATCGTGGTGGACTACTTGCAGCTCATTGAGCCATCGGACCGCAGGGCGGTGCGTGAACAGCAGGTAGCGCACCTGAGCCGGTCATTGAAGATCGCGGCACGCGAGTTGAACGCGGCGGTAATCGTTGCGGCACAGCTGAATCGTGGCCCGCTGAAAGACGGAAAGCCTCGCGCACCGGTTGTTTCTGACCTACGCGAGAGCGGAGCCGTTGAGCAGGATAGTGATTGCGTTCTGCTTCTGCACCAGGACGAAGACGAGCCCGGTTACGTGACCATGATCGTTGGCAAGAATAGGCAGGGCAAGACGGGGGATATGTTGCTCAAATTTGAAGGGCAGTACGCGCGGATTTCCGAATGACACGTGAGATTCGCGCGTTGATGTCGGTCAGTCCCGAACATTGGACGAAGCAAGCCATCTGCAAAGGCGATGCCCGATTCACGGGCCGTAGAGAGTGGCTGTCCGATTCCGATGATGTGGACATGGCGAGCATCTGTGAGCGCTGCCCCGTAATCGATCAATGCCGTGATTGGGCTGATGCGTCCGATGCGGTCTCAGTATTCGTAGCTGGTTCTTGGAGGTTTTCGGACGATGAACGGAATTTTCAATCCCCTTGACGGGGACGATGTTCCAGTGGGTGAAATGCCCGACTTGCCGACGCTCACTGAGCGGTCCGTCGAGGCTGTGCGCGCCCTCGCTGAGGGCCTTGTGGAGACGGCAACCGCGTTCTTCTTGGCGCTCGCTGAGGGGATCGCGGAGGGCTACGACGCGGCGGCAGGTGATGAGCAATGACCATTTCCTTGAAGGCTCTGGTTGGTGATCACGGCACTGTGTACGAGGTCGCTGACGTGTTCCAGTTCCCTGGCGGCGAGCTGCATTTGCGCGATGTTGAGCGTTTCGAGGGCGAGCCGGTTCAGCTGATCGCGGACATTCGTGGCGCGGAGCCGGAGGACTTGATCACCGCTGCGCTGTACGCGGACGTGGCGCAGGCGCACTGGTGGCCTCTTGTTGTGATGCTGCCGTACCTTCCGGCTGCGCGAGCGGATCGCGGTATCCCGCTTGGGGTTGCGGCATACGCAAAGCTGCTGAACAGCATGGAGCCTGAGCAGGTTATCTGTGTGGACCCGCATTCCGAGGTAGCCGAGCGATGCTACGACGAACTGACCGTCCTTGACCCTGTGCCGTTGATGCAGCGCTCCATCATGAACACCAAGTATGACGCGGTGATTGCGCCGGACAAGGGTGCTGTGGAGCGGGCGATGAAGGCGGCGAAGGCGCTCGGGGTTGACCTGTACCGCGCCGATAAGGTCCGCGACTTTGAGACTGGCCGGATCGTTGACATTCACATGTCGGAGAAGTTGCCGTCATCGGGCAAGTACCTGGTGGTGGATGACATTTGTGACGGCGGTAGAACTTTCGCGGGGCTCGCTGAGGCGACTGGTCTGAGCCGGGATCACCTCGGGATCTGGATTACCCATGGGGTCTTCTCTGGCAAGGCGTCAGATCTGCACGCGAATTACGAGCGGATCTACACGACGGATTCACATCCCGGCGCAAGCCGGGGCACGGTGCGTCCGTGGGCGACTGTGCCGGTTTACGGCTACATGTTCCACAACATGAAGGACTTCCGATGAGCGAACTTGAGTACTGGCAACTTGAACGGATTGTCAACGCGCACGAGCTCTTGCAGCGTTACGACATGACGGAAGCTGTAGCCCGTCAGAAGCTCGAAGAGTACCGAACCATTGAACGTTGGTTGGGTGCTGAACGGCTCTGGAAACAGAACGTCAAGGTGTGGTTGAAAGCCGAAACGCTGCACGCGTTGAAGCTAGAACGGCTCGACGGCGAATGCTATGCGGCAGCTTGCCGGGGTTGGACGCTGATGAAACAGTACGTCCCATCCTTGGATGGCGTACCCACGTTCGACGCCCTGCCGGATTCCCTACAGTTCCGGTACGCATCGTTCGCCGCTGGCGTGCTCGGGAAGCTGCCACCCCCGGAAGTCAAATCAGCCAAGCAGCAAGTACGCGAGGCGTCTTATGCCTGAGGTGTTGTTCGCAGGCGTCGCCGTCCTAATTCTCGGTTCTGCGCTGCTCGGGTTCGTGTGTGGATGGATCGCGACAACGAAATGGACTGAACGAAATGATGATTGACTACTCACCCGTCGCGCCCTTGTTTCACACGGACGCATACAAACTGGACCACAAGCGCCAGTACGACCTTGCCGGGAAGGTCACTCGCGTGTACTCGAACTACACGAACCGAAAGAGCCGGATTCCCGGTGTCGATAAGGTCGTGCATTTCGGGTTGCAGGCTTACATTCAGCGGTACTTGATGGACGAGTTCGAGCCGTTCTTTAGCTCAGGAAAAGGCCACGCTTGTCGCCTGTACGAGGCGCGCGTAGCGCAGGTTCTAGGGCCGGACGCTGCGAAAGCTATCGGTAGTGAGCACATTCGCGCTTTGCACAGTAAAGGCTATCTGCCGCTACGGTTCTGTGCGGTACCCGAGGGGACACTAGTGCCTATCGGTGTTCCGTCGTTCACCGTGGAGAACACGCACCCGGATTTCTACTGGCTGACCAACTTTGTCGAAACCGGCCTGTCGGCAGGCATTTGGCAGGCATCTACCTCGGCAACGATCGCCCGCGAGTATCGCAAGGTGCTCGAAGCGGCGGCGGAACGGTCCGGCAGTGACTTGGCTGCGGTTGACTGGCAGTGCCATGACTTCTCGTACCGGGGCATGTCCTCGCACGAGTCGGCAGCGGCTTCCGGTGCGGCGCACCTGCTGTCGTTTTCGGGCACGGACTCGCTGGTATCGCTGGACTGGATTGACCGCTACTACGGCGGCGATTACGTGGCGGGCAGTGTTCCGGCGACAGAGCATTCGGTCATGTGCACCGGCATAGAGGCCGTAGGCGAGCTGGAGACATTCTCGCGTCTCTTGGATCTGTATCCGACTGGGGTCTTGTCGGTGGTTGCGGACACGTTCGACTTGTGGCGTGTGCTCACCGAGTACCTTCCGGCGCTGCGGGACAAGATTCTTGCCCGCGAAGGCAAGGTGGTGATCCGGCCTGACTCGGGTGATCCTGAGAAGATCTTGTGCGGCAATTCGGAAGCGATGTCACGTTCGCCGGAGTGGTGGGGTGTGATTCACCAGTTGTACGACGTGTTCGGCGGTGAAGTCAACGATGCCGGATTCATTGAGTTGAATCCGAAGGTCGGTGCAATCTACGGGGATTCGATCACGCTGGACCGCGCCCGGTCGATCACCGAGCACATGGCGCGGCTGCGTTGGGCTTCAACGAATGTCGTGTTCGGTGTCGGCAGCTTCACTTATCAGTACAACACACGGGATACGTTCGGGTCTGCGATGAAGGCCACGTGGGCTGAGGTTGACGGTGAGGGCGTGAATCTGCTCAAGGACCCGGTTACTGATGACGGGACGAAGAAGTCGGCTACGGGGCGTCTGGCAGTGCTGCACAAGGCCAAGGCATTCGGTGGGCAGATGTTCCTTGTCGAGCGAGCGGAGAAGTTCGCCGAAATGAACAGTCTGCTACAGCCAGTCTGGGAAGACGGCGAATTTATTAAGCGCCAGACCTTCTCGGATGTCCGGAACGTACTAGCGGGGCAGTGATGAGTGCCGACAACTGGACGACCTGTAAGGGCTGCGACATCGCCGCCGAGGCAAAGAGTGATGTGACACGTGCAGAGCTTGCGGCGGCATACGGCAGGGTCTCCCGCGAGGAATACGAACGCCTTCGCGCTGTCGCCGATGAAGCGATGGCGAAGACCCTGACTGCCCGTGAGCGCACGTTCCGTGAGGACTACGAAATCTACGGGGCGGAAACAGGAACCGTCACTGTGAGCTACAGCGGCAAGTGCACCGAATGTGGTTACGGAACCTCATTCGAGTCAGAGCATCCAATATGGAAGGGGAAATGATGGCGCTGAAACTTACGGCTATGCGCGGATACCCCGGCAGCGGAAAAACGACCAAGGCCAAGGAGATAGCGGCCCAGTCCGGAGCTGTCCGGGTCTGCCGCGATGACCTGCGGAAGATGCTGCACGACAACTATCACACCGGCAAGGCGGAGTGTGAGGACCAGGTTACGACCGCCGAGCGGGCGCAAGTTCACGCGCTACTCCAGTCTGGTACGTCGGTGGTTGTGGACGCCACGCATCTGGAGCCGCGTTGGCTGCGTAAGTGGGCGAAGATGGCTGCCCAGTACGGGGCCAAGTTCGAGGTAGTGGACATCACCACCAGCGCGCTCAAGTCTGCGGCCAATGATGTGTTGCGTAAAGCTCGGGGTGAGCGTCACGTAGGCGGCGAAGTGATTGAGCGGATGGCCAAGCGCCACCCTATTCAAAACTGGCCCAAGGTGACTCAGGTCGAAACGTTCACGCCAGAGCCGGTCGAGTGGGTAGAGGACCTGCCTACGGCCATCATCGTGGACATTGACGGCACTGTCGCCCACATGGATGGGCGCTCACCGTATGACTACACGCAGGTGCACACCGACACCGTGGACGAGCAGGTGCGCTGGTTGGTCAACTCGATGTTCCGCAAGGGCGTCATGGTGCTGTTCGTGTCTGGCCGCGACGATAGTTGCCGGGACGAAACGGTGAAATGGCTGGAGTACCACGGGATTCTGTTTGATGAGCTGCACATGCGGCCTACCGGGGCCAAGGACGGGAACGGCAACAAGCTACCTGATTATCGGGTGAAGTACGACTTGTTCAACGCGCACATCCGGGGCAAGTACAACGTGCGGTTCGTGCTGGATGACCGTGACCAGGTTGTGAACCTTTGGCGGGCATTGGGTTTGAAGTGCTTGCAGGTACAGCCGGGGGACTTCTGATGACGATAAGCATCACGGGCGACGGCATGGCGATCCCTCTGGACGGCGACGCCGGTCTCACTTATGACCGCAAGACCAAGACGTTGACCGTCCACGGTCTCGGCGCGTCAGATCGGGTGATCACACGTTCGGACAATCGCGATGACTCGCAAACGGTAATCATTGAATTGGGAAAGCGGGGGTTCTGATGGGCAATTACACACCGGAAGAGTTCTATTCCAAGGTGGAATGGGAGGGCGGTATCTCTGAGGCCATTCTTGAATACGGGTTGACCGAAGACGACCTGGACGACTCCGATCCCGAGCTAAAAGCGGCGGTTAAGGAATTTCGGGAGTCTGCTACTGGTCCGGAAGAGCGGTTGCGCAAGCTGTTGTACGGCAAGTATGGGGAGTGATCGATATGGCTAAGCACGATCTAGATAGCGTGATCGCGGCGACGCTCCAGTCCCCTTGGGAATACCCAAGGCATGTCGTCGCCTGGAGCCGTGGAAGGTTCATCCGTCGAACATACGACGGGAACAAGCTCAGCGTTTCGTTGCTGAGATAAAAGGGGCAATTGGGGGAAATTGGAGCACCAAATCACGGTGCCCCTAAAACGACCACCCATGCTGGCCAACGACCAGCGCAGGTGGACATGGCCGCAAGTCCGGGCAGCGAAACACCAAGTAGGAATACTGGTCGCGACGCTGGCCCGGACTGCGCGCATTCGGGGGTTAGGACCGTCAATCGTATCCGTCAAATGGTTCGTACCAGACAAACGGAAACGAGACGTTGATTCACTCGGGCCATTCACAAAAGCCGCACTCGACGGAATGGTCGATGCCGGTGTCTGGCCTGGCGACGATGCGAACTGGGTGACCGAAGTTCGCATGTCAATAGATAGCACGCAACCAAAGCAACCGCGTATCGAGATAAAGGTAGTTGAAAATGCAACGGAACTGGCGCGATGACGCGATATGCCAGCAGATTGACCAAGACGTGTTCTTTCCCGAACGCGGCCAAGGTCTCAATGAGGCCAAACGGATCTGCGCCCTCTGCGAAGTGAGACAGGAATGCCTAGACGAGGCCCTTGAGGACGAACGCGGCATCAAGCGCGATTACCGGTTCGGTGTACGCGGCGGGATGTCGCCCCATGCGCGGGCGCTGATGGATAAGGCGGCTGCATAGATGGTCATGTTCGATGCGCGCGAGAGCTTCTTTTCCGGCCTGGACGTACTCGGCACCTCGGTATCGGGCATCAACCTCGGGCACCGGAAACGGACACTCCTTGAACTGGACATTCCAGAACTACCCCTAGCCGTATGTAAGGGGTATGAGCCGCTGTCCGACTTCCATCCGAAAGCGGGTTCAAGCGGCGCCAAGGCCAAGCTGATCTGTGCGGGCTGCCCGGAAAAGCAAGCGTGCCTAGACTATGCGATGAACTGGGAGCGCCGACACAACGAACGAATGTCCGGTGTGTGGGGAGGATTCACCGAGCTTGAGCGCGAGCAGTTGCGGGCCGATGAGCGCGGCGGGGTGAAGCTGTGCCGCAACGGGTTCCATGAAATGACCGGCCACAACGTGGTGCAGCTAGCCACGGGCGGTGTCCGGTGCCGGGGCTGTTTCAACGAGGCAACCGCCCGATCGAAACGTGCGTCACGGGAAGCGAAAAGGGTTGCGAGTGCCTGAATTCAGGGTGATTTGGACGGATGAGCAAGCCGGATATGCCGCGTATGTGATCGACCGCCCAAAGCTGTTTTGGACTGATCACGACCCGGTGAAGGCGCTGGCTGGACTGGTGGGGTTGTTGGAGTTCACGAAGGAGACATGACAGAGCACTCTTGCCTGTCCCGTAAGCAGTGTGTATCGCGAACGAGTACCGGACCCGCCATCACGGCGAAGCCGGACACGTTGTGCACCGGCTGTATTCGGGACATTCAGCGGTGCCTAGACGAGCTGCCAACCTATCGGGACGCGCTGCGCGTGTTCCTCGGGTCGTCGCCTAAGACTGCTTTGCAGTCGAAAGTGAGTATGACGGCTGAGCCGTCCACGCCGTACAACGTCAAGGTTGCGGATCTGATCGATTCGATTGATGAGGTTGTGTCGGTGGCCGGGGGCTACGGCGCGTTGGTCCGTGACTTGGTGCAGCGTCCTGCTGACAAGTTCTTGGATGCCGCTTTCAAGGTGGTCTATTTGACGGGCGTGCAGCGGGCATTGGACATCCGGAGGGTTCATTCGAGCGCGGATGCCGTTGTCGGTTTAGGCAAGGTCTGGGAGAGGCGGAAAGCGCCTTGCCCGGAATGCGATCTACCAACGTTGGGGACGTGGGTTGGGTCGGGAACGATTTATTGCACCAATTCTGAGTGTGCAACAACTTTGACGCAATCTGATTACGAGGGGTATTGCGTCATGAAAGCGGAAAGTGAGAAGAAGTAATGCCTGACGCAACCATTTACCAGATCGGTAATTTGACTGCTGATCCGGAGCTGCGCCAGACACCTAACGGTGTATCGGTTGCACAGTTCTCTGTGGCGTCTACGCCACGTATCTATGACAAGCAGGCGCAGGAGTGGAAGGACGGCGACACGACGTTCTTGCGGGCGCAGGTGTGGCGTGAGCTGGCCGAGGGTGCGGCGAACGAGCTGCGTAAGGGCGACCAGGTGATCGTGGTCGGGAGGTTGAAGCAGCGCCAGTACGAGAAGGACGGCGTTCAGCGGACTGCGTACGAGGTCGAGGCGGATTTCGTGGGTAAGTCGGTACGTGCTCGTAAGCCACGCCAGGACGACGGTTGGGGTTCCGGCGCGTCGGATGCCGCGCCGTTCTAATGGCGCGGATTGTTGGGCATTTCAGCCTGGACAACGTTAAGCCGGAGTACATCGACCAGTTGCGGCGCTTCGAGGCCGAGGGCGACATGACGGCGATGCGTGAGTTCTTGGACAACTTCTGTCACTGGGATTACTCGCTGGCCGTGGAGTGGGACTGATGAAAGAGCTACGAGTCTATGGATGCTCGGATGATTTGGTTGAGTTCGAGGGCGCATTCAACGAGGAATACGACGCCTACAACGTACGTGCTCAGTTCCTAGTAATCGCGCGGACGGACTACTTGAATGCACGTGAACTCTGGATCACTGCCGAGTATGGGCTACGCGAATGGGAGCTTTGCGCTTCCGCATTCAGCGGAGAAGCAGACCAGAAATGGATAGTTCGATTTGACCGGCGCGCCGATCGCGAGACCGATCCGTGTCTGGTCATCGAAGTAAATGACGACGAAACTGTCACGGTAATGCGATTGGACAAAGATGGCGAGTATTGAGCCACCAGTAAATGCAAACTATGCCGCGACCATTGTCCAGATTCCCGAACCGCTTTCCGTGGTCGGGCTGGACAACCTGGTAGCGGTACCACTGTTCGGATACCAGGCACTCACGCAGAAGACCGGGGCGACAGCCGGTGACCTCAAGGTGTTGTTCACTGCTGAAACGCAGCTCGACGCCGAGTATGCGCGCGAAAACAACCTGTTCCGTGAGGCAACCCTGAACCGGGACGCCAACGAGACCGGCTATCTCGAAACGAACGCCCGCGTGCGCGCGATCCGGCTACGCAAGAATACGTCGAACGCACTCCTGATGCCTCTTGAGTCGTTGGCGTACAGCGGCATTGATGTCCGCACGCTCAAGGTAGGCGATACGTTCGATAAGCTGAACGGTCGCACGATCTGCCGCAAGTACGAGGTGCCAACCAAGCCGGGTGCAGGCCCGCGCACAACGCCGAAGATCCGGCAGCGCGTCGATCAGAAGCTGTTCCCGATGCATCTGGACACTGAGCAGCTGTTCCGGAATCTACAGGCATTCCGTGAGCCGAAGCACGTCATCGTGACGCAGAAGTTGCACGGCACGAGTTGGCGCGGTGGCCGCGTCCCGGCGTTGCGCGAGAAGAGCTGGCTTGAGCGGGTCGTGGTCAACAAGTGGCTGCGCATCCCGACGCCAGACACCAAGTACGAGGACGTGTTTGGTTCACGGCGTGTGATCAAGGGACGCTCGGACAACAACCACTACTACGACAGCGACGTGTGGACGGAGTTCGGCAAGACGATTGAAGGCCGGATTCCGGAGAACTTCATGGTCTACGGCGAGCTGGTCGGTTGGACGGACACGCAGTCACCAATCCAGAAGGGCTACACGTACAACGTGAAGCCGGGAGACGTGGAACTGTACGTCTACCGGGTGGCAACGGTGAACGGCCAGGGCGTCATCGCTGATCTGTCATGGCAGGGCGTCAAGGACTTCGCAGCCGCGATCGGCGTCAAGGTGGCCCCCACCCTGTGGGAGGGGCAGATCATTTCGCGCGACAAGGTGGACGACGAAGACCTGATCGAGATGTACACGGACATGTACTTGGATCAGAACTTCGCGGCGCTCCACACGTCTGCCGAATTCGGTTTGGCGTACCCGGATGCTCCTGTGCCGCTGTCGAATCCAACGTCTGTGGATGAGGGCGTGTGTGTCCGTGTTGAGGGTCAGGTGCCGCGCATCTACAAGGCGAAGTCTCCGCTGTTCTTGGAGCACGAGACTAAGGCGCTCGACAAGGGCGAGTTGGATATGGAGGCTGCGGCGTAGTGGGCTATCTGGCTTACGTGGCTGAGGTTTTGGGGTGGTATCGGGAGCTGTACCGGCGACGTGAGGTTGTCGGTCGGCCCCTGACCGCCGCCGAACTGTTGCAAGCGAAAGACGTTGCGGCTGACGCGCGTCTAACTAAGGGGGAATGAATGACGTATCGAGGCTACAACTATTCCGGTGGCCGCGTACTCGACGCGGTTGGCGCGTTGAAGATGGCCACCGGCCCGGTTGCGAAGCTCGCGCCGGGTGCACTTTCTAAGGCGGTCGTGAAGCTGTCTGAGATCGAACGTAGGGCTGCGGAGAAGGCTGCGAGTGTGAGCCGTGGGCAGACGACGGCGGGGCTTGTGGCGGCGATTGTGGAAGCTATCAACGCGGTTCGTCGGGGCAACCCGGTGGGCACGTTGCGCCAGTCGGGCACCAAGTTCGCGTTCGCGTACGCGCCGGGCAAGTGGCTGCTGATTGACACCGATGGCGCGGCACCGGCATACCGTTCCGTGACTGACGAGACGATGCCTGAGATTGGTTCGTGGACGCAGCGCTATGGGGGTGAGTCCTGATGGCGTGTGTGTTCGTGCTGATCCTGATTCTGGGCGCGTTGGCGTTCGTGCTGCTGACTGCGGGCTAAGGGGAGTCATGGCTGAGATTGATGACCTGAAAGCGATCCTGTCCGAAGACAGTTGGGCGCTGTCGAACACCGGGGACCAGTTTGACGGGTTCGAGGTGGTGCATGTCGAGCAGGGGGAGGACCGTCGTTGGTCGCGAACCAATCTGGTTGTCGCGCGCGGCCCCTCGGGGAAGCACTACGGATACGACTACGAGCAGGGTTTGACCGAGTACCAGGATGTGGACGCGTTCAACGACGGCGAACCTATGCCGTATGAGGTGATGCCCGTTGAGAAGACGGTCACTGTCACCAGCTACGTCAAGGTCAATGGCGGGTAAATGGCCATGGCCGGACGACACCAAAGATGACCGATACCGACGCATAATCGACCACTACCGAAACGCTCTAGCAGAAGCAGACCTAGATCAGTGCTTGTCACTCGACAAATTGATGGCCGACTACGGGCAACCGTGGATTTCGGACAACTCGATTGTCGATGTCAACGCCATGATGTCTGCCGGTGATATTGCGGACCGTTTCGGTATCTCGGTGTGGAATGTGCGCGATTGGGCGCGCCGTCATCCGGAGAAGATTCGACGGCATAAGTCTGCGAATGGCCGGACGCTGTTTCGTCTCGGAGACGTGCTTACCTACAACGCGAACAAGAATGGATAGCAATGGAGAAGAAGAAGATATTTCGTGTAGGCGTCGATAGCAGCGACACCTACAGGAACAACGTGACCATGGTGAATGAGCAGTGGCGTGTGGAGGGGCAAAAGCTGGTCGTTCTGATGGAAATTGCGCGCTCCCTCGATCTGATTGCGCAGCGACTTAAAGGGAACTTGTAAGCGCGCTAACATAAAAGAGGGGAAAATTCTATCCAAATGTGGGCAGACATTCCTATTGCCGAATTGACCGGGTATCAATGCAGCGATCAGGGCAAGGTGCGGGGTCCACGTAGGGAACTTTCCGAGTGGACGGACGAGCGGGGCTGTAAGCGTGTGAAAGCCGCTGGACGCCCGTACGCGGTGCATCTGTTGGTGTTGGCGACGTTCGTCGGCCCACGGCCCGATGGGGCGGTGCCTCGGTGGCTGAATGGTGATCCTGCGGATAACCGGCTGGTGAATCTCAAGTGGTGGACCGGCGATGAGCAGGAAGTGTTGACGCGGGTTAACCGCTGCCGGAACGGGCATCTCTATACGCCGGAGAACACGGAGACGTGGGGGACGGGTAACCGGGTGTGCGTGTCGTGCCGGACGGGTATCGCTGCGGTGACTGAGTTGCCGGAGGTGTTGTGAGGTTTGGCGCGCCCGCGTGAGCGGATCTGGCTGCGCCTCGCTGGCGTCCCGATGTTCCCGCGCGCGCCGGGACGCCAGCGGTTAACTTCGGGGGGATTGTGAAGCCAGCAGACAGTGCATGGCTGGCGCTGCTCGGGGCGATTGTCGCCTATGAGGTGGCCGCGCCGGATAACGAACTTCTTAGTGAGGGCTGGGACCGCTATCTGTTGCGGAGTCCGGTCACTGCTCGTGTGGTGCCCATTGTGTTGGCGCTGCACCTAATTAACGCCTTGCCGCGTTCCATCGACCCGGTTTCCCGGTTGTGCGATGTGTTGCGCTGGGTCGGGGGAATTTTGCATGTCAGACGCGATTAATCCGTCGCACTACAAAGATGGCTTCTCGAACGGTGCCGAGGTTATCGACATCACAGAGAATCTGAATTTCAATCGCGGGAACGCGGTGAAGTACATTGCGCGCGCCGGTAAGAAGGACCCGAAGGCTGAGATTCAGGACCTTCGCAAGGCGAAGTGGTACGTGGATCGCGAGATTGCTCTAGTTGAGCGCAAGCAGGGGATAGTGACCCACGAACTCAACGTGCATTTCTTCAATAATGCCCAGAAGTCGGAAGCGGTGGTCCTTGCCCCGCATGACTCCCAGAAGGTGGCCGCTTATGGCCGCTAAGATTCTGGTACTCGATATTGAGACGCAGCGCGCCATTGTCGAGACGTTCAGCTTGTTTCGCCCGTTCATCCACATTGACAGGGTGCTGACACCTACCCGCGTGCTCTGCTTCGCGGCGAAGTGGCGCGGCGACGACAAGGTGATTTTCAAAGCCGCTTGGAGGGACAACGATCCGGACGCGTACTTGCGCATGATGCGCGCGGCCTGGGACCTGTTGAACAAGGCTGACATTGTTGTGACGTGGAACGGTGACCGTTTCGACGTGCAGTGGTTCGAGGCTGAGTTTGTGCGTCTCGGCTTGGGCCGTCCGACGCCGTACAAGTCTGTGGACTTGATCAAGACGGTGAAGCGGTGGTTCAAGGGCGGCTTGATGTCGATGAAGCTCGATTGGTCGTCGCGGATGATTCTCAAGGATCGCAAAGTGCCGCACGGCGGAGCCGATCTGTGGCATGACATTCGGCACGGTACGCGGGTAGAACAGCGCGCGGCTGAGAAGCTGATGGCGGAATACAACATCCACGATGTGGAGTTGACGGAGCGTCTGTTTGATGTCCAGTTGCCGTACTTGAACGTGAATCTCGCGTTGTACGAACGCAACGAGGATGGGCTGATGCACTGCACGAAGTGGGGTCTGCTGCACGATCAGGTGACAGTTTCGGTCACGCGGCCTGACTGGCCGGTGTGGTCATGATTGCTTCGAATTCGATCGGGGTCAACCGCCCGAGGCCGGACTGGCGGCG